GGGGGGGGGGACGATGGTGCAAGGCCGGGGCAATCATCGGAAATGGCTGGTCTCTGGCGTGGCGGCTTCTTAACGCTGAACGTTGGGGAGTGCCCCAGCGTAGAAAACGTATCGCAGTTGTCGCAGATTTTAGAGGTCAACGTGCCGCAGAAATACTTTTTGAGCGCACGGGCCTGTCAGGGAATCCTGACAAGAGCATCCAGACGTGGCAAAGCGTTACAGGATTTATTCAAAACTGCCCTGCTGGATATGATCGAGTGGTGGAAGGAGGGGCAGCCTACACCCTGAAAATCCGTTCAGGGTGCGCCGGAGGTGGCAAAGGCGCACTGGTGCAGACGGAAAAGACGGGGACGCTCTCGACGCTTCAAGACCAGACTGTTTTCCAACCAATCGTTTTTGACGCCCGTGGAAATGGTGACGGAAAGACGGTTCCGACGATTACGGGAGATCATGAGAGCCGCGTCACAGACTATACGGCTATTGCGGTCGATCTTTACAACGGAGTTGTTACCGGAAGCCAGGCGGCAGCCTTGAACTGCAGGAATACCGGGACGACAGCAGGGCCGAAGGTCGTTGAAAGAAAGACCTACAGCGAACAGACCTTCTCTACATACAAGGAAAGTGAATGCAGCGCAACACTGAAAGCGAAAACGGGAAATATCGGTAACGGCGGCGAATGCCTTGTGGCGGAACGTGTTGTGCGTTGGATCGTCCGAAGGTTGACCCCAACGGAATGTGAGCGCCTGCAGGGCTACCCGGACGGGTGGACGGACATCGGAGAATGGACGGACACCAAAGGAAAAAAACATAAACCGGCAGATACGCCGCGTTATAAAGCGCTGGGAAACAGCATTGCCCTTCCGCAGTGGTTCTGGATCGCTCAGAAGATGCGGCCATACCTGAAAGATAAGCCGACGCTGGGAAGCCTGTTTGATGGAATTGGCGGTTTCCCGCTTGTGTGGGAGACGGCATATGGAGCAGGCACGGCGGTGTGGGCGTCTGAAATTGAAGAATTTCCAATTGCAGTAACGAAAAGGTGGTTTGGAAATGACACGGAAAATGAAAGCAATTCTGGTGCTGTTCTTCGCGGCTGAGATTATCAACAGCGTAAAGGTCGGTGTGCTGAAAAGCCGTATTGCAGACCTTGAGACCCAGCGGGATATTTACGCAAGCCGCGCACAGAACTGGATTGACCGGGCTGTAGAGGACGAAGAAGTTATTGATTCTTTGCAGATTCGCCTTGATGAAGTATCAAATGCAAACATTCAGTGGACGGACGCAGGTACATTTTTCTGTACGGCATATTGCACTGAGCAGTACCCGCATATTTGCGGGGAGGGCCACGGAGTTACAGCCAGCGGCCAGCCTATACAAGCGGGCGTCACCGTGGCAGCAGACACGTCCATCTTTCCGTATGGAACAGTTCTGTACATAGAGGACGTGGGAATCCGCATTGTGCAGGATAAAGGGTCTGCTATTCAGGGAAAACACCTTGATGTGGCTGTAGACACTCACGAGAATGCCAAGAAGTGGAGCGGCTGCGGAAATCATAGAGTATGGATTTTGAAGGAGGAATAAACTATGGCGAACTGGGTAAAAGGAAAACTTAAAATCCGCGGAAAGCCGGAAGATATTAAGCGGTGGGTGGAAGAATGCCTGCACTGCTACTTCACAAAGTGGTTTAGAGATGGCTCATACGAAGATGAACTTGTAGATGATGCTGTCGTATTTGAACATGATCCGAAAGCCTGCGAGATGCGTTTGGACACAATCGAGGACGCTTATATCGAAGGAACGAAAAGAAACTTTGTTGAAAAGGGGGTCTATGGGGATTCTTACAGAGAAGATGAAAAGCCGATCCTTGTTGTAAACATGAAAGCAGCATGGAACATTGATGAAACGCCCTACATTGAAATGTCAAAAAAGTACAATGTGGATTTCCGCGTGTATGGCTATGAAATGGGTTTGGAGTTCAACAGGGAAATTGAAATCGTGGAGGGCGGGCTTGTCACGAGCCGGAGAATCAAATTCAAGGACTACAAATGGGAATGCCCCGATCCGACGCTTGGAGGGTGAGCGGTGAAGATAAAAAGAGCGCTGGAAGAAGCTGCAGCAGAGGCCCAGAAGGATGGGTATGGGTTTGAATATATGCGAAACATCCGGGATGGATCGCTTGAAATGAGAATTTTCAAGGGTCGCTTTGGCGAAAGGGTGACTTTGCCCGTCAGGGAAGTGGTCGAGCATGAAACGTCTGGGACGGGGCACAAGCTCATTTTCGATACTTACTTTGCCCTGAAAGATCAATACGAGAGGGACGAAGTATGGATGTGAAGCAGTCTCAAAAGGCAGGAAATAATGCAATTCAAATCCAGCAAACGGTTGTCGGAGACAATAACTATGTTGTCGGAATTGAAATTGAGAACGACAGCCGCAAGCCGAACGACAACCAGCCCAAAAGGTCACTTCTGCGTAGGCTTGTTGCTTTTCTAAATGATATGGTAGCGGCGATTATCGACGCATTGGAGCTGTGAAATGACCCAGTATTGCAGATATTGTTCACTGGCATCCCTGCAGGACGACGATCTAATTTACTGTGAAGCAAGAAAAGAAATCCGGGATAGAAAGAAAATTGTCAACCCGAACCGCTGCAAGCAGTTTGAATTTAATCCGGTTGATGTCCTGAACGAAGAAAAGGACTACAAGCCGCGCGAAACGAAAAATAAGAATCCAGAGGGGCAGGTGAGCTTCTTGTAATGGGATTATCAAAGTGGCGTCCCAATTTACCACGATCCGATTTAATCCGGCTTTCACCCG